GCCTGATGGCCTACAGCAGCGGTGTTCTTGCCGCTGCCGTGGAGTCCGAAGGCCTTTCAGGCGACGAAGGTCGCGCCCTACGGGGTGCTCCTGACTCCCAGCTATTATTCGCTACCAGGCGGGCGAAGCTCGAACCAAGAGTATTGGATCGAGCTAAAAGCGCCTGGCTGGTGCTCTTCGGGAGCATACTAACCCTCGAGCCTCGGCTCTCGGCATACGTCGAGCGGTCCAGACCGGTTGACAACCGGTCTGATGCCGCCAAGACGATCCGAGGGCTGAATCAGCTCAAGGATTGGTTTGTCACGTCTCTCGTCAACTGTGGCGAAGCGTGGACTTACAAGCGATTGAAGTCCATAGCTAGCTGGATGCGCTGGTACGCATCCAGCAACCACAACGACGCCAGACCCGACGCCTTGACAGGAACACTAGGGCTGCACAGGAACGGCTTCCTGCAGTTCCCGTGGGCACGGGGATGGATCGGTGGCGTTCAGCGCGTCGTGTGCCTCTGGATCTCCAGTAGGACAACACGGGCACTTCCGAACGTCACGGCCGCCCCCCAGCTCATAATGCTCTCGTCATTTAGTCGAGGTCTGCCGCCGGCCGACGAGGCCGCCCAGATGGAGGCTCTGCTTCAACATGCAGAGACCCTCCACAGCCCGCCAGACACCCCGGACTATGCAGGAGATCTCTCCTACACGCCCGGGATTGTGTCTGCGCCTGAAACGAAACCGGTCTACGAGGCAATCGCCTCGTGGGCCGACCATTTTGTCGAAAGGGCTGCCCGTAGCGGAAGACTTAAGGAGGTTGAAACTCTTCATACCTCCTTTACTAGCTCAGCTAGTCTCCGCTATAGCGTCAAGAACGGGGGCCGTGCCGAAGAAATTCGGCAGGGCACCCGCGAGCTGGCTACGAAGCCCATTGAGTTCTTTCTTAATGGACGTCGCGACCAAATGCTCTTTGACGCTCTCGGGAATGTATTCTGGGACCCGGCATGGGGAAATCCATCACCCGACGATCCTGCCTGGTGGTGGGCTTTTAAGCCCACCACGGACAGGGGCGAGTATGGTACCCCACGACATGACTTATCTCCCGAAGAAACGGACCTTATCCTGAGAGGGTTCAATGGCATCGGCGAGAACTCTGTACTTTGGATTCTGAATTGGGCGATAAACGAAGTTGAGGACTTCTACGGTCGAGGGGACGGGCATCTTAGCCTGTCCCCCGAGCCGGGTTTCCATATCAACTTCGATTATGTTTTCGCCATTTCAGCCAAAGTAACGGTCATTTCCGAAAGAGGTTGGAAGACTCGCGCCATCACCGTGTGCCTCGCGGCAATTACGGTGCTGATGCATCTCCTTCGCGATATCCTCGCCCGTCTGCTACTAGCAGACGGTCGATCTCGCGACTCCTTCTCTCGGAGCGGCTTTCTATGGCGCTTTCTGGAAGGACTCCAGAAAGGGCAAGGGGAAGAGCGTTGGCACTTCCCCTGGGTCTTGAACACCGATCTGAAAACTTGTTCAGATCGGATCGGCAAGGCCGAAGAAGCCGTCATATATGACTCGTTCTGCGACGCGTTCGCGAAACACGGCTTTCACGTATCAGCGAAGCTGATGCGTGGGTTCCGTCAAATCGTGACCGCGCCGAGACAGATGTACTCGCACGACTTTCCAGACGAGTATCAGGTGGCGAAGGGCGGTCGTGATCACGTGAGGGGTCCCCTGATGGGGGACCCCACAACGTTCTCGATCCTTTCCCTCTTCCACCTGTTTCTCGTGGACGCGGCCCGTTTCGAAGACGAAACGGGCCGCCCCGCCTGGAATGCCATCTGCGTAGACCCGCAGTTCGCTGAAAACAAGTACCACCGGAGACCCTGGTGGGACATGATCGTAGGCGACGACGGAGTTCACGCAGGAACCCTGAGGTACACCGTAACCTTCCAGAGGCTCTGCTCCGAACTCGGAGCAGTCCCCTCGAAAGGCAAGGAGTACCTGTCTCAACATCTCATCCTTCTCGCAGAGGACGCTGCCTACCGTGCCAGCCCCAGGAACTACGGAACGTTCGTCGTCGTGGACGCGATCAAACCGAAAGTCCTGGTAGCGGGTACGAAAGGCAAGGGCGAACACCCTAGCGCTTGGATCGGCCGAGGCGCCGCGGTCCGAAGTCAGACTTATTTGTATGACTTGTACGACCCGGAACTCTCCGCCGCGTTCAAAACGCTCGGATGGTGGGCCTGCAGGGAAAAACTCAGACAGTACCGAGATCTTCCCGTAGCCCTCCCAACAGAGTTGGGAGGTCTAGGCTTTAGCCACCGAAAGGGTGATTTATTCGCTCTTCGCAAGCGATGTCCCGGCGAGCTCCGCCGGCTTGTCCGTACAATGGTGAGCTCCAGATATACCACGCCTGCCGCTAGCGGCTGGGCGATGGCACTGTCTGGACTTGTCATGACAAGCCGGAAAGGGCTCCCTGGAGAAGACGATCTTCTCCAGAGGCAGTTCATCGACTTCGTTAACCGGATCCCGGTTGGCGAAGGAGGATGGATCCCGTCGTCGGAAATCTGGGTAAACGCCCTGGAGGCCATCAAGGGCCTCCGGGACGACCCGGACTCCGACATCGAGGAACCTGATGAACCTGACGCCGTGGACGAGGACGCCATCCCGGACAGTGTCGCCCCCATTTGGCCAACGTCAAATGTGAGGAAGATACCGGCGGGTGCCGTCCTGCGAGCCATCAAGAGGATGGGCTACATCTCCTGCAGCGGACTGCTGCAGGAGTTGCGGCGAGCCTGGTCATTTAGCCGAATGCTATCAATGACGAGGCAGCCGAAGCCCATCAAGATGGACATCGCTCGCTACGCGAAAAACCTCCGCGAGACCTTGGGGCTCCTCAAGACCGTCTTCGAGAACCCGGAGGCCCACGGAATCTCCGTGGGCCCTCTGATTACGACGAGGACAGTCTTAGAGAAGACGTCGATCCTTCGGAACCAGGCAAACGCCTGGTTCATCAGGAAAGACCACCCCGAGGTGGTGAGATGCTTGGATAAGGTCCTAGCACCGATGCGCTGGAATATCGACCCTCGTGTCTAACTGCGGTTTAGAGCAGGCCTAGGCCCGCGACTAACCCTGTTTCAGACACTTGGGAGGGTCAATCCCAGCGCACAGCTTATTGGCTACTGCCAAGCCGAGTAGCGATCGGCTGCCGGCTGGATGGTCTCTAGACCGTTTCCCCCAGCCGGACGGGCACTTCCGATCCTTCTGCTAACGCAGAAGGCTCACTGAAGGACCCGCAGGTTCCCCC